ACTATCCTATGAGATGAAAGAGATATATAGTAAAGATGCCAAAGGAAATGAATTTCCAGTAGCATGGGCGATGTATTTTCCAAATCAGGATTCTGATAAGAAATGGAAAACGGGTGCTTATCCTTTAGAATATTATACTACTGTAATAGAATCTGAAAATAAAGATGGATCTTTTAGTAGGGCCGCAGAGGCTCATGTAGAAAATAATGCTACTAAAGAAAGTAAAGGAAAAGAATACCCTATAAAAATTACTGATTTTAAATGGGAAAAGTTTGAAAGAAAAGAAAAAAGTTTTTCTTTATGGAATCCACGTTTAGGTTTAGGTTTAACAGCTACTAATAAAGATATAGCCCCTAAACTTGATGTTAGTGTAGCAAGTTATGGAAAAACTAATTCAGATATGGATTGGAGATTTTTAACTTTTGGTATTGGGGCTGCCCAAAGTGGTCCAAACGATAGTTGGAAGACAATAGGCTCATTTGAGCCTTTTTCATGGAATATAGGAAAAGCTCTTCCATTAATAGAAAATATGTTTATAGCTCCAGAAATTACTTACGATTCTGAATCTGAAATTTCTATAGGTGCTGGGGTTTCAATACCTTTTTAGGAGGCTTAAATATGCCTGGTTTTGATAATAACAATAATCCTGATTTTATAGCTGATAATCCCTGGGCTACTATGTCTGGAGTAGATAGTTGGCAAGATGATTATACTAGGTTTAGAAGTGGAAATATTATGGATACCACGTATAGTGGTGTAGACACAATAATAGGAAGAGTTAAAACTGGTAGAGAATTGGATAAGGAGAAATGGTAATAAATGGAATCTAATTCAATAGAAAAAGTGACAGCTACTCTTCAAGAAAAATACCCTGATATAGGTATTCGTTCTATAGAAGTGGACGAGAATACTGGTAAATCAACATTTTTTATTGAGCCAACTAAAAAAAGTTTAGCTTTTTTGGATGCTAATAAAGGAGGCGTAGTTCCTAGGATATTTTCAGCGAAGGAACATGCTGCTACCGTAACAAGAGACTATATTCAAAGAACTAATTTAGATTTAGCTCTAGGTGATCCTTATACAGAAGATCCTAAAACATCGTTTAAGCGGGCCATACAATATTATTATACAGATCCTATAGTAGGCTCCGCTACCAATGTGATAGCTAGCCTATCAATGAAAGGATTTGAAAATGATATTGATGATGCTAATATAAAGCAATTTTATGATGTTTGGACTTTTGATGTTAACTTTGGTCAGATATTAGAATGGATATTTTTAGACTTTTTTAAAGTAGGCCATGTAACTACTTACAAAGTTTTAGCTAATTACGAACCACGTGTTTCTTATTTATCACCAGTTCCTGGACAAAAGATAAAGACTACAAAAAAGACAGCCAGTAAAGAAACGGCGGCCAAAAAGACTATATGGTCAAAAGGGCATTTGCCAGTAGCTTATACTGTGCTCAATCCTTTATTAGTAAATATTACAGGAAATCTTCTTTTCGACAACGTATCTACCAAAATGACCATTCCTCCAGAACTAACTGCTCTTCTCAAAAAGCCAGTAAAAGACCAAACAGAAGATGAAAAATCTCTCATAAAAGCTCTCCCTTCAGATTTAAAAACTGCCGCTGAAAAGGGCGGAGATTACGAGCTTGATAGTAGATTGGTTGGACATATAACATATAGAAAACAACCTTATGAAAGATATGCTAAGCCTAAAAGTACTAAAGTGTTTGATTCTATAGAATATAAAAGGGCACTTAGACAAGCAGATTTAAGTACCTTAGATGGTATTAGCAATTATATACTCAAAATTACTATTGGTAATGATGAATATCCTGTAGTATCACAAACAGAGCTTGAAGCAGTGGCCCAACTATTTAATACACCAAGTAAATCATTTGATGTAGTATGGAATCATACATTAGAAATAGAAAAAATAGTATCACCTGAAATAGATAAAATTTTAGGTAAAGGTAAATATGAAGAAGTAGATAATGATCTAACTACAGGTTTATCAATCTCAAGAGCACTTATAGACGGCGGAGGAGATCTTAATACCGCAGAAGTAGATCTTCTTACTAAAGGCTTAATGGAAGAGATTAATTACGCAAGAAATCAAGTTACAAGATGGATATATAATGAATATCAGCAGATAGCTGAAGCTATGGGTTTTGATAGATTTCCAAAGATTAGATGGGATGAAGGTGTTCTTCTTGATACAATTCTATATATGAATACACTAGCTCAGCTTGTGGATCGTAGGATGTTAAGCTATAGAACTTCTCTTGAAGCTCTTGGATTTGACTATGCTAATGAATTGAATAATATGAAAGAAGAGGTTCCTTTGGTAGAAGATGGTACTTTTGGTATTTTAGGTTCGCCATGGCAGCAAGCTAAAATGGGAGGATTAACTCAACCAACACAAAATGCTCCTACTGGGACACCTTCTGCAGGAAGGCCTCCAGGTAAATCTACCCCAGTAAAAAATCCTCCAGATTCTACTAAAAAGCCAGCACCAAATACACCAACAAAACAAGCAGCATCATCGTTTGATATAAGTGTTGTTGCTGGAATGACTCCTACAGCATATGCTGCTTTTTTAGATGGCGCCCGAAAAATTTTACCTGATGAAGAATACATAACATTTGTAGAAGAATCTGCTAAACATAGATTTTTGAGAAGATAACTACAGTATGGAGAAACATTAAAAATGGAAAAAAATAAATTTTATTTAACTGCAAAAATTAAATTAGAAGAAGAGACTAAAGAGCTAAAAGAACGTGCATCTAAAGTTATAGAACTTCCGGCAGAAAATCAAAAACAACCAGATTTGATGTACTTCTCTGCTATTTTGGTATCTTCTGGAGAAAATCTAAATCACGCATTTTTTCTGGGCTCAGAACTCGTTGCTGCAGAAGGTTCTATAGTACATAAAGCTCTTGATGTCGAACATTCAGAAGATGATATTATAGGGCATTTATATGAACGTGTGTTCATAACCAAAGAAGGAGCAAAACTAGATTTACAAGAATTAGCCTCCACAGAAAAAGCAAGTTTAGATGGTCAAGATATGCATATTGCTATTGCTGGGATAATTTATAAAAATAGATTTCCTAACATAGCGGCTGAAGTTGCTTCTGGTGAATGGGATTCTGTAAGTATGGAATGTTATTACAGCAATTATGATATTAAAATAGGCGATCTTATTTTAGATCGTAAAGAAGCTGAAGCTATAGGATTAGCTTCAAATGATGAGTCAATTTTGGGTCGTGTAGCTAAAGTAATAAAGCAGGGAAAAGAGATAGCTCAAGGTAAAGTTGCTAGAGTACTGAGAGGCATCTGTTTTTCTGGATGTGGTATAGTAAAAAATCCTGCTAACCCACCATCTGTAATTTTAGAAACAGCATCGGAGAAAAAGGAGGACATTATGGAAGACCCAAATGGTATAATTATACTAAATTATGATAAAGCTGGGAATAACAATAATGTAACCTTAGATGAGATAGAAGATATTGTTTCTAAAGAAGATGCACGTGATGGTATGCTTGATGACAGTCAAGGTATTTGTGTAAGATACAAAAAACGCCTTGAAGATTCTAAAGGTGATATTATTAAAAATGATTGGTGTACTGCTTATGACAAAGCATGTACTTCTTTTAGTAGAGACACAACCGATCCGAATTGCTTATATGTACAAGAGATCTTAAGTCTTACTGAAGAAGCTACTAAAAAGCTTCTAAAGAAGAAAGCATCCCAAGATAAAAGAAAAGAACTCTTAGCTGGACTAAAAGCTGCTTTACGTGAGGCAGCTAAAACTCAATCACGATAGGAGGAATTAAAAAATGCCAGATTTAAACATTGGACAACAGGGTAAACTAAAAAGTACCCCAAAAATTGTTCGTATTAACGGTGATGATGACAAAAAAGCTATTTATCGTAATATGGGCAATAACCACGCTTACCCATTTGTCTGGGCAAGTACTGCCACTATGCCACTTGGAGAGACTTCAATGGTATTGGCTTCAGGTATTAAGTGGCATGGATTTGATCTAGCTTCATATGTTACTGCAGTAGCAACCCCCAATTGGGCCGCTGACAATTGTTATATTACAAAAGACACGGATACCAATATTTTAACTATTCATGTAACTACAGCAGCAACCGTTTCTGGATCAGATAAAGTAGATGTAGTATTTATGTTGGGAAATGACTTAGAAGTTGAAGGTTTGTATTGTGGGAGTAATGTTGGGGTAGCTCCTAGTTTACCGTAATAAAAAATTTAATTAGGAAAGGGAATTAAAAATTGATGTTAATAAGATTCAGGTCGGTTAAGTTGCCAAAACAACTTGTAAGGAATAAAAATTGCAAGGAGGAGACTTAACATATGGATAAAAAAGACATAGATGTACAGGTTGCCGCATTAGTGGAAAGCCTATTTAATGAAAAGGAAGAAGCAGAAATTCGTAAAAAAACTGAGGTAGAACTTCAGAAAGCTGCAGCTTCTATTACTGATCTTACAGCTGCTCTTGAATTAAAGAACACTGAAGTAGCAGAATATGAAGTTAAACTTACTGAAAGTGAAACTCGCGTTACTGAACTCTCATCTGAGCTGGAGGCGGCAAAGAAAGAGTTGGAGACTGCAAATACGAAACTTGCTGAAACCGTTGCTACATTGGAAAATATTACAAAGGACAGGGCAGCAGAAAAAAGAATGGCTGAACTTGAAAGTGCAGGCGTCATTCGTGCTGATAGAGACTCCCAAATGGCTAAAGTAAGGGAAATGACTGAAGAAGATTTTGCATCTTATAAAGATGAACTGGTCTCTATTAGACAAGCTGTTGTCGCTGAGCTTGACAAAGCCCGCGAGAAAGCAGAAGCTGACGCAAAGGCGGAGGAAGAGGCTGCTAAGAAAGCTGCCGAAGAAGAAGCTAAAAAGAAGGCTGATGAAGAGGTAGTTTTAGATCCTAAAACAGGAAAGCCCGTGATGGACCCTAAAACTGGAAAGCCAATGATGAAGAAAAAAATGGCCTCTTCGGAAGAAGCAGACGCATCTGAAAACAAAGAAGAACAAGCTTCTGATAGTAAAGAAGAAGAAGAAAAACCAGCTCCCGCTCAAATTCCTTTAGGGCAGGTTGCTATGGCTTCTCTAAATATGGAATATTTACCAAGCGAAGATCTCGTAGCTAAGTACCGTAAAATGGGCGAAGCTATGGCTGAGAAATGGAAAAAGAATTAATAATAAAAGATTCATAGGAGGAAAAAGGACATGTTTATTCCAAGACATCCTGTTGTAGAAAATCAATTTTGCAGCTATGCTGCTCAGACTGCTACGGGTTCAGCTGGTATCGGAGGAGTTGTTGCTTATGCTGGTTCTGTAGTTTATTTAGATTCCGCTGCTACTAATCAAGAACCAATGGTAAAGAAAATGGCTTATTCTGCCTCTCCTTTTACACCATTTGGGTTCCTTATGCAGAAAGTAAAAACTGGTTATCACCAAGTTCATCCAGCTGGGTTCTTTATGCCAGGTGATTTGGGTTCCAGTGATGTTATTGCTCAACCAAGCTATAATGCTTCTGGTGTCATTACCGGAACTAAAGCTGTTCCTGTTGGAGTAGCTCATTTAGGTATTTGGGATACTGTACACTATACTTCTAAGGGTGGAGCCGCTGCTGCAACAGCAATGCTTCCTGGTGATAGTTTATTGGCTGCGGCAGACGAAGGTAAAGTTACTAATAGTGATGTTGCTGCTGATGGGACAGATTTGGCTGGAGAATATGCTAGTTCTACAGTGGTAGCCCGTGTTGTTAAAGGTGCTAGCGCTGCTAAAGCTTCAGCTAATATCAACAATACCACATTGTATCCAATTAGAATCAAACTTTTGATCTAATTTAAAAAAAAATTGGATTAAAGCACGTTATCCGTGCTTCCAAAACTAAGAAATAAGGAGGAGTTGTTAATTATGGATCTAAAAGAAATGCAGGACTTATTCCGTGAGACTGCTAATATTCAAACACCTGAAGGGCTTGCTGCTTATCGTGCATTTGCTGCAGCTTTAACAACTCCAATTTTGCAGAAAATTGAACTAGAATCAATTATGCGTCAGCTGTTTGCTGTTGAACGCTTGGCAGCTGGTGCTCAGGCAGTTTATCCTGTAGCTGAAGATTTTGAAATTCCAGTTTGGGTATTACCTGGACTTGGATATATAGCTCAGAATTTTATTGAAGGTATTGGAGAAGAAGTATATGTCCCAACCTTTACAATTGATGCCTCTGCAGATTGGAAGATTACTTATGCTCGTGATTCACGTATTGATATCGCTCAAAGAGCTGCTGCTCGTGCAGCTAAAGATCTGGCTAACTACGAAGAAGAGTGTGGTTGGAGAGTTATTCTCCCAGCTGTGACATCCTCTTTCTCTGGTAAGGGTCTTTTGGGTTCTCGCCCTGCTCCTATTTATGAAATTGTGCCTGCATCCTCTGGTGCTGGTTATCTTTCTAAGGAGCTTATTAACAAAATGATCGTAGGTTTTAAACGTGTTGGTCGTACTCTTACCGATCTTTATGTCAGCCCAGAAGATGCCGCTGATATCAGAGAATGGACTGATACCGATATTGACCCTGTAACTCGTCGTGAGATTTTCCAAGCTTCCGGCATGGGATCTATTTGGAATGTACAGCTTCACGAAATTCAGCATCTTGGTGCAACCGGTTTGTACAATATCAATGGTAGTACTGCCGCTTATGGTAAATTTATTGCTGATGGTACAGAGAGTTTCAATGCTTATACCATTGAAAATCCAAATGTGACCAATGCTGATGGAACAATTAATACATTAGGTGAAACACAAGTTCTTGGTTTTGATTTGACAACCAATGATTCTTTGGTTATGCCTATTCGTAAAGAATATGAAGCTTTCGATGATCCTACTCTACTTCGTGTCCAAAAACAAGGTTTCTTTGGTTGGGCAGAATTA